ATCAGATTTAAAATTAATGGTAAACTCAGCGAAAGTATTTGTTCCACCAAATTTATATTCGGCACCCTGCCATTTAGTTGTAATAGCTTCAATTGTTTGGGTTGGTAATGATGCTGTATTAACTAAATATGGGTGGTCTTTTAAAATCTCTACTGGACTGTTAGATATTCTCGCATAAAACAAATACCCTCTTGAAAAATCACTATACGCCCCAATAAAATCATCTATCTTGAATCCCATGTTTCCTCCTAATATTATAAGGTTAAGGGATCAATTAAGACCCCTTAACCAGATTGTTAATTATACTGCCGCTGCAGCTTCTTCAAACGATGCACCTGTTTTAGTTGCAACAAAGTTAAGAACAATAAATTCTGCTGTTCTTGTTGGTTTGATAAGAATATCACACCATAATTCGTTACGATCAACTCTCTCAGGTGTATTGTTACTATCGTCACAAATAACCTTGAAATCATAGATACCTCGTCTTGACTGTACATCCCTCAAGAAAGGGTTAATCATATTCACCAACAAACTTCTGGTAACCTTGTCATTTGGCTCAAACAAGAAATACTTAGCTGATGTTGAAATAGCTTTCTCTAATGTAATAAACAAACGACGAACATTGACACGGTTGAAAGCAGATGATTTAGCCAACATTGTCTTCTGACCCCAAACAACCTTACCTTGTCCTGAAAAGGATACGATAGGGTTAAGACCATTTGAGTATAGAATATCTCTGTTACCTTGTTTTGGGTTCCAAGCTAGTCTACGAACACCAGTAAGAACCGCTCTGTTAAGACCAGCGGGTGCCCACCAAGGATCTGTTACATCATCAGTTTTTGCATAAATCCCACCAATGTAACCAGCAGTTGGAATCCAACGATACTTCTGATTGTATTTATCATAAACTTCAATCCAGTTTCCGTAGATAGATGCATATGATGTGTTCTCATTAAATCCACCTTGTGAGAATGAACCTGTACCATTTCTCCAATCACGAAGTTGAACTGTCTCGTTACCTTTATTGTTAATAACCAATGTCTTTGGAACATCAAGAATTGCCATACAATCAAGACGCTCTTCACACATAGCAATGATATCTGATTTTACTGTTTCTGATTTACCAGAATCAAGGATTAGGTTAACATCAACAGTCTCAGGATCTTCATACAATCTATAAGCCTCAATGATATCAGCATCAGATGGAGCACCTGTTCCGTCACTACCACCAGCAAATCGATGGAATGTATCTACACATAACATAGATGGAAAGTCTTGACCTTCTAATGAAGATACATCAACCGAAATTCTAATGTAAGAAGATTGGTTATTAATGATGTCTTCAACAAATCTCTTACCACCTGTTTCATCAAGTGCATTTGGATCTGTTGATACATTAAATGTTTCTTTTGTAACCCATGTTGATTTTCTTTGTGGTTTCTCTTGAACCAATACCAAGAAATCTGTTGAACTTTCCAACTGTGAATCTATAGATGATAGTGCAGAAAATGCATCACCATATTGAGTTGTATCTAATGTACCATCTAACATACTCTTTTGTGTATCGTAATCTAAGAATGCAATTCTAATATTATCACCCCAATCACCTCTTGAAGAAGCAATGAACCAGAAATAATCACTTACATTAGTTACTTGTACATCATCACCAAAGTCATCAGGATCTTCACTTGGAAGAACACTAAAATCAAGATCTGTTCCATTAATATCAAATGTACCACCACCAGAACTTAAAAGAACCTCGTCTGTCTGTAAAACACCGTCAACGATATTCTCAGTGATGTTAACAGTAAAACCAGAACCAGATCCACCAGTTGTCTCAACGTTTATTGCGGTTGAATAACCAGTACCACCATCAAGAACCGAGAATGTTAAAACTGTTCCATCTGTATCAACAGTTTCTATGGTAAGTGTTGCGTCTTCATTACCACCTGTTACTGTAACGATATCCCCTTCAAGATATCCACCAACAGATAACAAATCACTCATTACTGTTGATGTAGTTGTTTCACCAGTTACATCAACACCATAACCACCACCGCCAGCAACAAGGTCAACTGTAACAACAACCCCATCAATAACATTGGTAACTTGAACAACAGCGTCAACTGAACCTTCTGTGTTCCCATTGATTGTAACCATTTCACCGATCTTGTATCCAGTACCACCAACGTTCAATTCCACTTCTGTTACCGAACCTACTGTGTCACCAAATGGTATCGTTACAGTAGTATCTACTGTTAGACCAACACCACTTCCTGTACCTACTGTTAAACTTGCAAATGTTGCATCTGAGTTTGCCACTCTTGTCGCATACAATTTGTTACCGTATTTCAGAAAACCCGCTGATGATAAAATATCTTCATATGATTCATCGGTTGGTTCCCCAAACGCACTGATAAGATCACTCTCATCCGTAACGAGTGTTTGTTTCTTTTCAGCACCTTTGTATGTTTCTCTAAGGGCAATAACTCCAATACTTGTAGCAACGGCTGGAATAGTCGTAGACAAGTCAATCTCGTTTACATCTACAAGTGGAGACAAATAAAAAGCCATAATTGTATAATCCTCCTAATTAATATTTCTTATTTCATATCTATCGTAAACTAAGTTCGCAGATGATTCCAAATTTTGCGACCCTTCACGATAGGTTAAACTTATTTCACCTAACATGTTTATCCAAACTCCTATAAGATCAACAACCATTATTTCTTCCTGAAAATTATCCAAGATTCTTAATGTAGCATCTATCTTATATTCGTTTCTTGTTCGACCATATCGGTCACTATTATTATTTATAAAAGTTATCCATTTATAAAGTGTTGACCAGTTATTAAATTTCGAATCAACGGTGAATGTTACCAACCAAGGTTCGAATGTTATACTTCCTGAGTCCTGATGTATCGTTCCACCCTGCCAATTGATCTCTGTTGTATCAAGTGTCACAGAAGGGATAACTGTTGTATGGATATTCAAAGTCAACCCCTGCATGTCTCGTATGTTGTCACTTACAGGAATTTTAGGGAAAATTAATTCAAAATTACTTGGTGTTGCTTTATTTAAATTAGTTCTCATTTATTTCTCCCCATTAATAACATGTTCGTATTTAAACAATTCTCTTATTGAGTCATCCACTGGCACACCTTCTACTGGAATCTCAGTCGCAAATAAATTTCCCTGCATTGACTGATTACCCAATTCACCTATCAACAACTCTGTATCCTCACCCCGATTTTCAAAAGATGAGTCACTTGTATATATGTTCTGAACAACACTATGAACTCTCTTGGTATCATATGTAGGTGAAAATAAATAACCTTGTACCTTGAATGTTAAATCCCAACGTAGTACTCTATAACCAGCCTCATCTAAATCAACAGTTGCCTCTTTCGACGCACTTTCATAAACAACACGTAGGTCCAATTTATCCGAACCTGATTCTCCATCCTCTGACAAACCATCTATGTTTAATTCTGGTATCGTTATTCTTATATATGACTCTGGTGTAAAAAATGGGAATATCTGTTCTACTATTTGTGTTATATCAACCATATACTCTGATGCAATCATAACTTTGAAAGTAAAATCATATGGCACTGGATTGAAAAATTGTTTGTTACTGGAAGAATCACTTGATAGTGTTACCTTGTGATTACGGTTTACTTGTCTATCCAGTGCATATTCAACGTTTTCCATCTCTATTGCCATTGTAGGCAACACTTGGTCACGAACATCACCAGCTTCTTTTAACTCTGTCCAATACCATTGTTTGGTTTTTGGAGCAAAACTCAACGGAACTTTTACATATTTAATAACCTCACCAGTTTCTTCATTGTATCTAGCAATAACTATGTCATTAAATAGATCAAGAAACTGGATGATGGTTTTTCTCATCACATTATAAAAAAAGTGTTGTTGTGCCATTATTCCTCACATCCCATTTCCATCTTAGCAAGTCTTGTGTAATAATCAGGGCATTCGGCAAGATGATCTAAAGCAATTCGTTTGGCTATCTCAGGGTTACTTGTGTGTTCATATTCAACTTTGATACCCATCTTGAGTTCTTTAGGGTCACAATCTTCTTCTTTAAGACCCTTTTCTTTAGCACGACCTTTATTTAAAAACTCATCTACAAAGTTTATGTCACCATCGGCTTCACTAACCAAACCCATAAAATCCATTAATCTTGACATCTGTATCCTCCATCTGTCTGTTATTCATATTTATCAAAAATATCACGGTAATCTTTATCTAAATAAAATATTATCCAGATCAGTATTGTCTATATAATCTGATTCAACCTCAACCCAATCATTGTCACCATATGTATCTGTAGATCTATCCTCTAAAGGTATACCAGTGTCTTCATATGTTGGATGTGGATCTTTGTCATCTTCAACATAAACTTCTGTTTCTAATAGATCATAACTACCATCATCATTTTTCTTGTAAGTTGAACCACAATCCAAACTACCAACATCAATATCCAATGTTGAGACTGGTACGTATGTCATTTCATCACCATTAGCATATATTAAATCAGCAGTCAAACCGTCAGGACTTATATGAATCTGTGTCCATCCAACTTTACCCGTATGGATTTGTTCAGCCATTAATGATTGTTCACTGTAACGATATGGCCTAAGAATAAATTCCCATACCAATTTCTTCGCCATAAATATCGATTGTTCTGCACCAACGTCTGCAATTTCATAATTTCTGTTATTCCACAGAGTTTTTATGACATCTCCTGCCATTGGAGTGATATCGGAAGTTGTTGTTGTAGAAATAATAAATGATGCGTTACTATCTCCACCAACTATTGTTATAGTGTCACCGATAACATAACCAGATCCTTTATTAAAAGAATCTAGTTTTATACTTGTAACTGACCCATTCGATGTGGTTATATCAACAACCAACCCCGTACCAGTACCACCAGTAGTGGATACTTGGTTTTTTGTTAGATATCCTGTTCCACCAATTGCCCCACCGATAGTCTGAGGAACACCACTTATAACAGCACCTATATCACGTGAAAATGTTGACTTAGGTATCAAAGAGTATTCTAATGTTTCATCTGATCGTATACCCATCATATCTATCATGTTTGGTTCATCTGATGGTTCATAGTATAATTTGGTGGTAACTGGATCATGATAATTCTGATTAGCATCTTCACCATAAAGTCTATCCATCTTAGACTTTGCCCTATAATATTGCACAGGGAATCCTGCTATGTCTGTATACTCACCAACAACAGACTCATACATACAATATGCTGGGTTATTCTCTGTTACATCATAAAGACTCCACAATGGAGTACCTTTTATGCAATTAGGAGGACATGTAGACATTTATTACTCCTTAAACCGGATCTGGTATTTGAAACCACATATCTCTGGTCATATCTCGTTCTGGATCTTCGATTGGATCACCTTGTGACAGTGTACGTACCTCTATCTTACTTCCATTTATATATTCAACTCCAACACCTTCCAACACAATATCTTCTCTGATCGATAGATAGTTTGTTATTACACCATCAACCTCTTCGGAAATTGTTGTTAGTTTTGTGTCATCAAAGAGTATCCATTTAGCATCTATTTGAGCCATTATAACCCCCTTCTTTTAATTTCTTGTTTGATTATTTTTATTTGTAAATCTCTTGGGGTTTTTTTCAAAGTTTTTTCATCTTCTCCCCCAGACAGATTGATTAAATCTTCATCTGACATTTTTCTGACATTATCCCTAACTTTTTTAGGGTCAGAAAAATCCTTGTCCCACCAAAACATTTTATTGAATTTATCACCCAAAGTATCTTTTTTTGATTCACCAAGATATTTTTTCACTATTTCATCAATCATTATCAGTCTCCTTTATATCCATCCATAAGTAATTGATTTTACATCATTCCTATACTCACACCGTACCCTTCGTACGCTTCTTCATCTCTAAGTGTCTGTTCTAAATATTCTTTTTCAGACTGACCTTCTGAGATCAAATCACTACCATCAAGACTAATACCTTGGTTACCCAATGAACTGAAATTAGCAAACTTTCTACGAATCAAACCAAGACTCATCTTTGACATTGCTGTAACATAATCAAGAATCCAATCTTCGTCATACATTGCCTCTTCAACATCTTTCTCAAAAGGTGTTGCTGATGTATAACTCACAACAATATCATCACCAACATTTAATATTAGATTCCCTGATCCATCAACACCATCTAACGCCAATCCATCCCACGAAACAATAGTAGAATCCTCTAACCTAAAATCAATCCCATAAACACGATCAAACGCACCAACAGTGATTTTCATCCCATCACCAACCGATACTGGATCTTCTGTCTCTAATGACTTATTATCAATCTCTTCTTGTGTTAATTTTCTATTCTCTATTCTTGTCGTATACTGTCTTGTTACACTCTTATTAGCCTTAGAGTTGTTTGGTCTACGACTCCGAACAGCAACATATGTGATAATAATTTCATCACCTATTCCTAACACCCCATCAAGTCCAAGATCTTTCCACGTCAATATTTTCTTGTCATTCGTTTCCATTTTGAAATCTTCTCCAAAATTATGAACGATACCACCAGCAGAAACAGTCACGTTGTCATCCCATACAGGCCAAGACAATGTAACCTTACCAGTGTCAATATGATTTTGATTAATTCTATATTGTTCAACTTCCTTTGAAGTCGATGTAACATTTGTCCATTCGTCTGGGTAATATTCTGACTCAAACAATACAGGATATGAAATTGATACTTCATCACCTATAACCAATTGACCATCTAACCCCAACTCAGACCACGTAAGAACACGTCTATTCGTGTACAGTTGATCAAAGTCAACAAACTTTGTAGTAGTTATTCCATTTACAGTTAATTTAATATCAGATTGTACATTGGTATCAAACTTATCACTGTAATCAATACAAGGTGTGTGTTTCAACACCAACGACTTATTCAATATATTATTAGTAGTGATTGTTACATCCTCTACTACCGTTTTAACTTCCTTGAGTACATCCTTCCATTCTGGTTTATATGTCGGCAGAGTAGATCCCTGTAACACATATGATCGTAATAATACATATCCCGGAGAATCAAAGACATATTCCTTCGGTAACCCTGTGTCATCATCATTTCCCCACCTATAAACCATACTCTCATTCAATGGTGGTGCTGGATTAATCTCAAGTTGATTTGTTGATCTATGGTATTTCCAATTATATCTGGATGGTGTATATTTTTCTAATGTCTTTAGGAAATCCAATGCTATATGATAACTTACCAAATCAGGTCCACCACTTATCATGTTCCCAAACATACCTTGTCCAAACATATAGTTCTCTATTGTGAACAGGGTATTAATACCACCACTACGAATCGCATGATCATCATACTCAATAACCTCACAAACCCCAGCAGGCAAATCATATAAGGTTTTTCCTCCTTGTAACATAATCGTAAAGTATGCTTCTTGTGTCGCGTTACCAATCGCCCACTTGATCCATTTCTGTCTGGCATAATCAATGTGCTCGCTTATCTGGTCATCACACATTTCAACCTTGACCATCGGTTCACCTAAACGATTACGAACTTTTTGTATTAATTGACTTCTTGAGATCGCCATTATTCAGATCCTCCATCACCATTATAATTAGGGTCAACATCTGCCTTATTTGGTATTTTATCAAGGACTTCTTGTAGATCCGTATTAATAGACTCACCTAATTTCTGTGACATCTTTTGTATCTTCTCTTTTAAATTTATAATGTTCTTTTTTAAATTAACAATGCCTTCTTTCTGTCTCCTACGTCTTTCGTTATCCTCATCAGGCTTTTCCCCCTTTGCATACTCCAAATCACCCAGAGCAACATTCAAATCGAAAATAGCCTTCTTGTATTCTCTAACCATTTCATAATCTTCTTTTATATATCCAAAAAATCTCATATTTACACCTCAATGATATTTATCATTTACTGGCCAACCAAGACCAATCCTCTTCCATTGCACCATCCCCAAAATCTGCCAGAACTCCCCACGCCTCATCCTCATTCTCTTCTGCGACAAATTGATATGATTCATCAAACACTTCTTGTTCTAATACAAATATTGCCCAGTACAATGCAGATACAAGGTCATCAGCGATATTAACACCAGCATACCTACCGTTACCTACATCTTGAAAGTCGGCTAGTTGTTCAACGGTTCTTGGGTCAATAATCTCAACACATTTATCTTCAAGTATCTTTTTCATCAAAAGAACTGCCAGTGTTTTTGATTTTGTTGTAGCTCGTATACCCAAATCTCGTTCTTTACTACCTGTATTTATAAGATTTTCGTTCTCGTATTCCCACCACAGTCTATTTACTACCGGAGCACCCTCTCCATTATTCTCACACATTATATGAGCATCATTATAATAGTATGAAGTTCGGTTAACAATTGACGCAAAACTGTATACATCTGTATAGTTATCTTCCCATACAGCAACCTGTGTCATCGTTACTGGTGTGATACTATCAATCCTAAGTATCTGAATAACTGATGAGTTTTCTCCTGTACCTTTGGCTGTATCAACTCCCATTACATAAGTACAACCAGACTTTGGTTTCTCCCAAATTCTGAACTTACCTAACATATCAAGGAACTCTGGCTCTTTTCTTCGTTTAAATAATCTCTCAATACAAACAGAATCTATAACTGTATTACTTGAACCGATAAACTCACAATTGTGGTGAACGAAACCATCACCGTAATACACATCACCACCAGTGACACCCAATAGATCATATACATCTGACCCACCAAGATTAATTATCTTTTTTATCTTGACCTCGCCATAATGTCTATGTATGATGGTATCGTTAACAGATAGGTCATCCGCAAACACTTCACCAGAAAGAGTGACAAATCGGTGACCAACAGAAACTTCACAATACAATCCATTGTCACATTCAAATCTATAACCCTCTTTTTCCAACTTCTGTACACCAACAAAACTTTGAAATCCTGTAGGTGTCAACACTTTATATTTTGTATTTCCTTTCAACATTTTTCCACACCTTACCCTTTATGATC